TTATTTCCATTTTTCCTCCTGCTCCTGCGGGCGGTAACGCATCGCTTCCGCAAGATGACTGCATCCTATATCCTTGTCTCCGTCAAGGTCGGCTATCGTCCTCGCCGTTTTAATGACTTTGTAGTATCCGCGCATATTCAGCGCCAGCTTTTCGTATGCCTCGGCCATAAACTTCTTTTCCTTCCCGCTCAGCGGGCAGTAATGCCCGATCATTCCCGGCGTCAGCTGCGAGTTGAAAAAAATCTCTTCGTTTTCATATCGCTCCAGCTGCACCGTTCTTGCTTTCTCTACATCCCTTTTCATCTCGGCAGACGACCTTCCGCCGCCGCCCGCAAGCTCTTCATATTTCACGCGGTCGATCCCCACATGAAGATCGATCCTGTCCAGCACCGGGCCCGACAGTCTCCCGCGATAAGCAGCTATCTGCCCCGGCGTACACGTACATTCGTGCAGCGGGTCTCCCAGATACCCGCACTTGCACGGATTGCTCGCCGCGACCAGGATGACGTTCGCCGGGAACATTACTACACCGCCCTGCCTCGCAATAACGACATTCCCGTCCTCGAGCGGCTGACGCATCGAATCGAGGATGCGCCTTCTGAACTGCGGTATCTCGTCGAGGAAAAGCACGCCCGGCTATCCAAATGGCAGGTGAAGTATGTATTTCAAATTATTTCAAGATATCCAAAACACCTATTGAGGATACAAGGGGTTGGAAAAATTCAATTTTTTTCCTATTTTATAACGCCGCATAAAACCTGCAGCTTTGACCTCCATATTAATGGAAGACAAATTTATCATTGAAAAAAAAGCTGGATATATCATTCGTCTTGGTTCATATATAACCAAGGAGGTTATATATGAATAATATTAACTATAAACTACTTGGAAAACGGGTACGTGAAAAGAGAAAAGAACAACATTTTTCTCAAGAGGAGCTCGCCTTTGAAGCTGGCATATCTAATACATACATTTCAAACATTGAGACAGGCCGTAAAAAAGCCAGCCTTGAGACCCTGGTTGCTATATCTACTGTATTTGAAATTACACTTGATGAATTGCTGTCTGGCAATCAATATAACAACCCTTCTGACTACCAGACAGATATTGATGCACTCATGGAAGATTGTACAAATAATGAGAAGCGCTTTATTTATGAACTGCTCCGTTCATCTAAACAAATCTTGCGTTCAAACCAGTGGCAACTGATGGAAATTGAAGGCACAAACCATAATACTAAATAATAAGATATAAAAAACATCCAACACCATAAACTAACGGGAAACTACTTTACCTCTGGTTTATGGTACTTTCGCTATGAAAATAATATGATAATCATATTATTAAATTATCGTAGAAAGGCAAACCATCAATGAAAGATCGGAACGGACAATCGCCACAGGCAGATGACCAGAAGTCTAAAATCAGAGAAAGATATAAAGGCGTAGACGAAAGTTCACTTGACGTTATACCTGCCATCCCAAGAGAAGATTTCTATCATGGAACAACAGAAAAACGAGTAGCCGTATATGCCAGAGTATCTACTGACGATCCTCGTCAAACATCTTCATATGAGCTGCAAAAGAATCACTATACCGATCTTGTCAGCAGGCGGCCGGACTGGAATCTGACGGATATTTATGCGGATGAAGGCATATCCGGTACATCCCTGCAGCATCGAGACGAATTCTTGCGAATGATTAACGACTGCAACGACGGAAAGGTAGACCTCATTGTAACAAAGAGCGTATCAAGGTTTGCAAGGAATATTATTGATTGTATTGGCTATATAAGAAAACTCAAATCTATGAAGCCACCAATTGGCGTATTCTTTGAAACCGAGAATATTTATACACTAGATCCGAATAGCGAAATGAGCCTTTCTTTTATCGCTACTCTTGCCCAGGAAGAAAGCCACACTAAAAGTGAAATCATGAACGCATCTATCGAAATGCGTTTTAAGCGTGGCATTTTTCTTACCCCTGCCCTGCTTGGATATGATCAAGATGATGAAGGAAATCTCGTAATAAATGAGGAGGAAGCAAAAACAGTCCGATTTATCTTTTTTCTATACCTCTACGGTTATACATCCCAGCAGATTGCAGATCTGCTCACAAAGCTAGGTCGGCAAACAAAGCGAGGAAATACAACATGGTCCGCTGGTTCAATAATGCAGATACTCCAAAACGAACGTCACTGCGGCGATGTCCTGGCCCGTAAAACGTGGACGCCAAATTACCTCGACCACAGATCTAAGAAGAATAATAAAGATAGGAACCAGTACCGGATGAAGAACCATCACGAAAGCATTATTAGCAGAGATGATTTCATAATGGTGCAGCGGCTTATTGCCAATGCTAAATATGGCAATACGAGCATTTTACCAGAGCTCCATGTGATCAAAGATGGAATATTAAAGGGCTTTGTGTCTATCAACCCACGCTGGGCATCTTTCAGGCCTGATGACTACTACGAAGCATGTCACAGCGCATATTATGATGAAGAAAGTAAGAGCAATAACATACCTGAATATCAGGCCAATGAAGGAGATTTTGATTTAAGAGGCTATGAAGTTGTTAGAGGCGCTTTTTTCGATTCAGCCGGAAGAACGTGCGTCACTATCTCGATTGATGGATATGTTTTTAGCACTGCTACTGTTCGCAATTTCAATGATACTTTTATTGTAGAACTTTTAATACATCCTGAAAAGTGTCTTCTTGCGATAAGACCAGCAACAAAAGAGACACCTAATGGCATTCGCTGGTCAAAATCATCCAACGGAAAAGCAAAGCCAAAACCTATAAGCGGATCCGCTTCGCTACCTACTATCTTTGCACTCCTAGGATGGAACCCTAAATGCAAATACAAGATCCTCGGCACGCTCAGACATAAAGGAACCGAGCAATTCATTGTTTTCAATTTAAAGGAACCTGAGATATTCATACCAAAATACGTAATGGATCAAGCCGATGAAAATGGAAATTCAGAAACAGATTCTCAAATCGAGCCTTTCACAAGCAAATCTAAAAAGCAAATACTCGCATACCCTGCAGACTGGATAGATAGCTTCGGTGCAAATTATTACAGCACATCTCAATCAGAGGAAGAAAAACAACTCTCTCTTGATAATTGGAATGCCAATCAAAAGGGAGAACCATATAAAGAATCCGAGCTTAACGTTACAAATAAGGAAACCATCCAATCTGAAATTGAAACTATGATAAACGAAATGAAGGAGACCAACAATGAATGATAGCAAAATGCAGACTGCGCCAGAATCAAAACGTAATACACCAGAAATCGAAGTACTCGACATAGAATCATTTGACTACGACGGATACCAAGTTGTACGTGGAGAATTCTTCTCTCATGTTTATGAGCCGTCTCTAACCCTGAATCGTAACAAAGTCTCGGTAAACATGGCTTGCATCCGGAGATTGCCAAATGTTGATTATGTTCAAATCCTAGTCAATCCTGAAGAAAAGAAGCTTGCTGTCCGGCCCTGTAAAGAAGAAGAAAAAGACTCCTTCAGGTGGTGCTCCAATAACGAAAAGCGCAATCCCAAACAAGTTACATGCCGCATATTTTTCGCTAAGGTAACATCTCTCATGGACTGGGATGTTGAGCACAGATATAAACTGCTCGGCAAACTAATCCGTTCAAATGGCGAGTTCTTATTTACCTTTGACCTTAATACCCCTGAGATATTTGAAAGAAAGATAAAGGATGGGGAAAAGGTAAAAACATCCCGCACTCCTACTTATCCTGAAGACTGGAAAAACCAATTCGGTCTTTCAGTTAAAGAACATCAGAGCAATCTCCAGGTCAATCTTTTTGATGGATATGCAGTGTTCGGAATCAAAGAAAAGAAAAAGCCTGCAACGGATAATACAAATATCATAACAAAGGAGGATTCCACAAATGAAAGCGCCCTATAACGACCAACCCATAGTCTGTATCGATCTTAAGAAAAACCGTATTCGCGTGCATAAAACTACACTTCACCTGATTGGAGATCCCGATTATATTCAGCTTCTGGTTAATCCCAAAACCGGTATGATTGCTATACGACCAACAGTAGCTGAAGATCACCTTGGTCTTAAGATAAGAAAAGAACGACTCGTAAATGGTGATTGCTATGAAATCCACTCCAAAGAGCTGCTAGATGCCCTTAAAAATGTGAGAACGGAATGGCACAGTAATTGTTCTTATCGCATCTATGGAGAATACAATGCAACTGCTCAAATTGCACAATTCGCTATGAAAGACATTGTGCCAGTAGAGGATACAATAAATCATGAATGATATTATGCTAGGAAAAGATAAAGAAATAATGTTTCTGCTGCAGCCCTTACCTGCCAATAAATACAAAGCACTTGAACGCAGCATTCTTAACGACGGCTGTAAAGAGCCTATTTATGTTTGGCATGGCGTCATTGTTGATGGCCATAAAAGGTATGATATTTGCAAAAAATATGGACGTACCTTCTTCATCCGTCAGTCCATGTGTATAAACCGCGCAGAAGTATATGCAATGATATGCTCCCAGCAGCTCCAACGGGATGACATAACTAATGAAATGCGTAAATACCTTATTGGAAGGCTGTATGCAGCAAAACTTGATATGCAAGAAAGTACGTACCTGCGCAATAATGAAGATGACAAAGAACACTCTCTGTCCTATGTGCCCAATAGAGCATACAGGAAGCAGGAAATATCCCAAGAGATAGCTACAGATTTACACATTGCGCGTGGCACTGTTCTTAAATATGAAATATACACAAAATGCATTGAAAGCATAAGAAGCAAGGAACCAGAAATCGTAAACAAGATCCTTGCAGGAGACCTTAAAATATCACACGAAAATATCATTGAACTCGAAAGGCTCCCCGCCAAGGATCTAAAGGCGCTAACAGAAAATCTCGCAGAAAGCAGGATTGACCATATCCTTTATTCGGATATCCGTCATGAACTGCAATGGAAGTCTATACGCTCCCCATCTCAAAAGAAAAATGAGGAGTCTGTAGACATGCCTATTAAACATATGCCCAAATACGACCCAGACGCAGCACTATCGTCTCTCATATTCACAATACCCACCTGGGCCGGGTCCCTAGATCGTTCAAGAGAAGATACAGACTTTGCTAGGGCTACAGATACCGCAAAAGGAAAAGTGATGTATCAGCTTGCGATCCTAAAGCAATCAATTAATGAAATGGAAACATCCATAAAGGAGGCAACTAACAATGGAGAATTTGCAAATTTACGTACCCCAGGTGTCATTCGAACAGATACCAATAAAGAACCTAGTATCGAATCAGGAATATCAAAGGAACCTATCGAGGAAGCATGTCCAGAAGGCAGCAGCCCATTTCGATATATACCAGGTGAACCCGGTGAAAGTGAGTCGTAGAAACGGAATAAATTATGTATTCAATGGCCAGCATACCATAGAAATAATAGCTCTCGTATCTGGTTCAAGAGAAACGCCGGTATGGTGTATGGTCTATGATGATCTTGTATATGAGCATGAGGCCGATATTTTTGCAAACCAAATGAAATATGTCAAGCCTCTCCTGCCTTATGAAACCTTCATGGCAAACATTGAGGCCGGAAGTGATAAAGAGCTAATCATCAAGGATCTTGTTGAATCGTATGGTCTCACAATAACACCCGGAAGCTGCCCTGGAGGAATATGCGCTGTTGCCACTCTTGCTAATATTTATGACCGGTATGGCTTTCATATTTTAGACCGGGTGCTCAGGCTCATCATTGGTACCTGGGAGGGAGAAACCTACTCCCTCTCTGCCAATATGCTAAACGGCCTCGCCCGAGTGTTATTTGCCTATGATGAATTAATAAAAGACGATCGTTTCAAGGAAAAATTAAGCCGCGTATCTGCCAAGGAGATCAGCAAAACTGCACGTGAACGGCGCGCTGGCTCCCTGGGCTATGCCGAAACATTCATCATTTTCTATAACAAAAATTCCAAAAATACACTTAACTGGGAGCGTCTATATACGCACAAAGTCGCTAAGAAAAAGAGCACTAAGAAAGACAAGGCACAAATCGAGGAAGAAGAAAACCAGCTGGTAGTAAATTCAGCTGAGTAAAACTTATAGGCGCCTTCCCTGTGTGAACACCTTTATTATGCTCCCATCAAGGAACCGGAATTCGGTTATTCCGCTGTCGTACTGGATGCAATGGTCAAGGACCTTATTGACAAGCAAATAATCAATCACTTTTACCGGCTCCATCCCATCCGTTATTTTTATAAACTGCTTTGCTCTGACTTTCTGGAGGGCATCGCCCTTCTCAAGCATCCTGTCCCATTTTTCTTTATACTTATCTCTTGATTTGAGTATGCGATTCCACGATTTCATAAATCCTGCAAATAATTCTTTCTCATATATGGTCAGGCTCTCCCTGCACTGCTTTTCCCCATTTGTAATATATTTATGACCACACTCCCATTCAATGACTTTCCCCCAGCTATGAGAACGTGTCCTTCTTAAATAAGAATGATTACAGCATCCACAAATAACTTTATGTGAAAATGGATGTATGTCTGTATTCTGTCCCATTGTAAGTAACTCGTGTTCTTTCATATATTCATTTCTGCGTTTAATCTCAAGCTGTACCGCTTCCCATAGCTCTTTATCTACAATCGGCTCATGGTCTTCTTTAATGTGATACTTGGGAAGCTGACCTTCATTGACTGCGCATTTATGCGTAAGGAAATCTGGGGTATAGTATTTCTGTAAAATAACATCACCCATATGCTTTTCATTTTGTAGCATTTTTTTAATGGTAGAGGTATTCCAATTATACTTCCCAGTTATTGTTGGTATTTTTTCCTTATTAAGAGTGCGGGCCATCGTATCTGGATTTATGCCATTAATGAATGATTCGAACATCCATTTGACTACCTTGCCCTGCTCTTTGTTTATTATAAGCTGCCCATTCTCATCTTTATCATAGCCATAAAAGTTATTAGTATTAATAGACCACTTCCCTTGAGCAAACAGTGACTGGATCCCCCACTTGCTGTTTTCGGAAATAGATCTGCTTTCATCCTGTGCAAGCGAAGACAGGATTGTAAAAAGGAGCTCGCCGGTACTGTCCAATGTATTTATTCCTTCCTTTTCAAAAATAATCCCAATTCCCATTCCTTTTAGCATTCTCGAATAATTAAGGCAATCCTGCGTATTCCTTGCAAATCTGCTGATTGATTTTGTTATAACAAGGTCAATTTTTCCAGCCTCGCAATCCACTATCATCCGATTGAAATCCTCTCTCTTTTTTGTGTTTGTGCCGGAGATTCCTTCATCCGCATATATACCTGCCATTTCGTACTTTGGATTGTTGTTGATGTAATCGGTATAATATGTCACCTGGTTTTCGAATGAATTGAGCTGTTCTTCTCTTTCGCTGGACACCCTGCAATATGCTGCTACGCGTATCAGGGATTCAGCCTGAGCCGCTTCTCCTCGTCTCTTTGGTTTTGCCGGAATGTGTATTATTTCTCTAGCCATCTTTCTTCTCCTTTCGGTACGGGCAATCTTCTGATGCCTCATATTCTTCTTTATTCATATACGTAAAGAACCTGTTACCGACATCATCCCAAAATGGAATAACGGTAACAGGCTCATCAATATCTCCCCACTCATCTGATATTTCTGCTGGTAGATATAATCCTTTGCATCTTTCTCCGCGGCTTTTATCTCTATGCCAATTACGGTTTGTAGAGCACACCCAGTATGGTACGTCGTCATCCCATTTGTGAGATAATGTTGCTCCGCAATATGGGCAGTAGAGCTTGTGCGAATGCTTATATTTTTTTCTTGTATATCTGTGCTCAGATTGTGTTTCATGCTTTCTTGTAACTTTATTACGGCGCTTTGGATTCTCCTTCTGTGGTTTTTCGGATTTTATATATTTATTTGGATAGCCATGCTCAATCTCATATTCAGCTTTAGGATATGCCGTATAATGCTTCATCCCATATTTATCCTCATAAGGCACAACCACAACCGGCTCTTTTATATCATCCCAGCCCTCTAAGAGCCTATCCGGGACTAGCACTCCAGGGCACAAATCATGTCCTACTTTATATTTCGTGCTGCACATCCAGTATTCATACTTCTGCTTTCCATCCCACTTGTGAATTAGCTTACTTCCGCAATATGGACAGTAGAGCATATTTGAAAGTGGGTAGCGTGAATGCGTATCATGTTTGACCTTCTCTGGTGGTGGTTGATGTAGATAATCCTCATTTCGTTTTTCGAGAACATCTTGCACTGTCTTCCACTGCTTTCTATCGATGATCGCAGGATGCACATTTTTAACCTCCCACATATCTACTTCACCATGATTAACCTTCGTTTTCCTGAAGCCATCGTTATATCTTTTTTGTAAAATGCGGTCACCAATATATGCTTCATTACCAAGTATCCTTCTCACTGTGGATTGCTGCCAGCTTCCGCCTTTAGGAGCTGGGATGCCAGATTCAGTAAGGTACTTTGCTATTTTACTTACCCATATACCGCGCTCTGCTAAATCAAAAATTGTATGTACAACTCTTGCCGTTTCCTCATCAATCATCGGATCGCCAGCATCATTTTTTGTATAACCGTACATCGCCCAGACCGGGAAATTCGGTATTCCATTTTTAAACTTGTTTCTAATGGTAATGCGAACGTTACCAGAATTGCTCTCACTCTCGGCCTGTGCGAATGCTGCAAGTATTGTAAGCATAAGCTCCCCTGCTTCAGTAAGCGTATTAATATTTTGAAGCTGAAAGAAAATGCCAACTCCTATACTTTTCATCTCTCTTGAATACTTAAGAACAGTTTCGGTGTTTCTTGCAAACCTCGATACGCTCTTTACTACAATAAGATCGATATTCCCATCCCTGGCATTCTGTAACATACTCTGAAACTGTGGCCGGTTTTCTACATATCCGGTAATGCCTTGATCCGCATAGATCCCTGCAAATTCCCAGCCTGGATTTGCAATGATAAACCTTCTGAAATATGAAGCCTGATTCTCTAATGAATCTTCCTGCTCAAAGCTATCTGTAGAAACTCTCACATAAGCACATACCTTTAGCTTCGAAGGCTTTTTCTTTTCTTGCTCTATTACTTTTACCTGCATTTTTTCCTCCTTTCTTGCATGTCTATACATCACTCTACGGGTGCAATTAGTCAAGCGAATACTACCCTTATTAGCGAATGGAATTTAAAAGGTAAAAAGAAAGTGCCAGGAGATGCACCCCTGGCAATATTTCTATTTTAATATCTGATTTACTTTCTTCTGGACAGCATTATAATCATATCCGGCCTTTTTAAGTTTTTTCTTACGTTCAGAGCCATTCCCCCATTTGCCGGCGATTACTTCCTTCGCAACAGCATTAATGGATTTCTTTTTTGTACTAGCCTTTTTCTTCCAGTACTTTATATACAAATGGTTCATGTCAACCTTACCTGAAATACCGGATACTTTTCCAGACGATGAAAACTGCCACATACCGTACCATGACTTATGTGCAGCAGTTAATGTTCTGTTATACTGCGCAATCCATAACGGTCTATCTTTGAATCTGGACGGGCTGATATAATGAGTGAACCAGTTAAGGTTAGCATAGATACCGCCGCGAGCACCATATGAATCCATCTTCGTTAAAAATGCAGTAGCCAGGATATTGGCTTTCCCTGAAAGATTGGAAGCCTCAAGGTCAATATAAAGCGGAAGATCTGGATCATATTTTTTAGCTGCCTTATATAGTCTCTCTGCCTCTTCTGAGGCCTGAGCCGCTGTTACCGCACGACTAAAAATATATGCTCCTATGTGGATTCCGCATGCCTTTGCCTCTCTCATATTCCTTGAAAATTGCTTATCAAGATATGTACCATCTGCATAACGGATAATTGCAGCCTTAACTCCATCATCCTTTACTTTTTTCCAATTTATCGTACCCTGCCATGAGGATACGTCAATTGCCTTTATACTCATTTATTTTTCTCCTTATCTGCTCTGTCATGGAGCTGTTCAAGTACCGCTTTTAATTGCCCAGGGATTGGAAGACCTAGGTGCCCTGCATTCTCAAGAAGCGATACTCCCTCGTTTGAAATATAGAAAAAGATAACTGCGGTCCTAAGTATTCCCGGCTGCCCCAGTATCTTTACATCGATAATATTTGAGATGCCGACTAGCACGAATATGAGCACCTTTCTGCATATTCCCTTAAAGCCCACATTGCTTGAAAGTTTGTGATCCGAAATGGCGCACATAACGCCAGTCAAATAATCACAAATAACAAAAGCGATGAGTGCGTAAAGCAGACCGTCGCATCCTCCAAGATAGTATCCAAGCCACCCTCCCACTCCGGTAAAGACGACTTGTGTCATAGTCCAAAATTCCTTCATAATAAAACCTCCTGTAATAAAAAAACTGCCCTTTGGCAGTAAACAAATCTACGCTGTTCGATACCACATATATACCGCAAAGTAAGGCGGCATATTGTTATGAGCTGCACCTCCACCAGTTTCATTAATTGTTGGCGTTGTATATTCTGTGTATCTGGTTCTTAAAGTACGCTTCGTAGTAACCATATATGCTGAATCGGATCCTGTTCCATTAGACCAAATATCATCCATGCTGTGTCTATGCTTATTTTCTGTATGAGTATGACTTGGCATTTCATCTGTGGTAAGAGTATGATTTGCTTCACCCCCGACATCCCCAGGAGCAAGCGATCCATCAAGTGCATAAAGAAACTTGCCGGATATTTGTTGCCAGCTTCCTCCAAATATTTCTGCAGGCGATGTTTCTTTAAGGCTTACATATATTGACCCTACCGGATATATGAGATTTGCTATCCCTGTAATATCGGTTGGAATAATGTTGTTGGCACGAAGAGTTTTCCATCCAACATAAAGCTCATCCGAGTTTGCTGCAGTACCACCGAATGCTGCGCCTTTTCCGTCAGTTCTAACATCCATGATATATGCCTTAGAATATACTCTTACCTTGCCTGACTCTGCAGTTGTATAACCATCTTCAATCGTTCCATAGATATCCCATGCGTAGCTGATATCAAGATCAAATGATACTGTTATGTCTGCAAACGATGAGTCCGTAGGAGATGTTTCTCCCACTTTGTTCCACGCAGTTGAGCTTGTTTCTTTTGCATAAATCGTGATATTCCTCGCAGTACTAGAAAGCGCCGACTGCCCGCTTAACGTTACAGTAACAAGCGATTCATCCGTATCCGAAGGAGTCCTAATAGCTGAAAGGCTAATCGAGCACGATGTCTCCGTCACATTTATGTAGTATGTTTTTCTCGCAATATCTGTACTGCCTGATAATTCATATAATGCACAGGATGTTAGGTTAGTACCCGACTCTTTAAAAACACTGACAGGCACAGTAATGCTACCGCTGCTTCCCGTAAGCGAAGCTGTATACCTCACTACCCCCGATGAATCAGAAAACTCAAGTCTGTATGAGGCTGATTTGCTGAACGTAAATTCCCCGGAAGTTCCATATCTCATTGTTTTAGGGTATGTACTAAAAGCCCCAAAAGTAACAAAAGTTATGTTTGTCACATCCAATAATTCTTTTTCAGTTGTAAGTCCATAAATAGTATCCACATACGTTCCCTTTACGGCGTACTGTAAATAAGCACTTGTAGATATGCTGATACTTTCATAACAATCAATTGTTTTTGTTGTTGTCAATATGCATGAAAGCGACGTTGTTGCAGTAACTGTCTTACTGACAGAATCGCCATTCATGATTATTTCTGCACTTACGCTCCTCTTTGTAGAAGATTTACCATAGAGACTAAATTTCAGTGTTGCTTTGGTATCCCCATCTGAAACTGTAACTCCTGTGACTTCTACTAAGAGATAACTGTCTTTTGAGAGGGTACCCGCGCTATCTGCCATCAAGGTCAGATATTTTATTGGTACCTTTTTACTATATAAAGCCATCTATCATCACTCCTCATTAAGCCGTAATGTGAGATTTCCATTCTCACGATTTATGAATGTAAATTTCCCTATTTGAAACATCGGTGTATCGCCTCCCATGCTCGCCCTGACATATCCATCTTCATCGATAATATCAAAGCTGTTATTATCGATATGCGCATGCGTTTCCGAAAGCCTTCCTATCACAGCATCCTTACCAAAGTAAGCAATTCTAACGGATCCTGTTTTAGTTATGGTGCCTGAACTGTTCGTGTATGTCACAAGGTTTACATCAAAGCTGCCATTTGTATTGACAAGCACTGCCGGAATCGTTACAGACTCCCCATCAGAAAGCGATTCTACATCGGGGTTCTTCCCTACTTCTATTCCATCATCGGTATTCCTAATAAGAGTATTCAATTTTATATTTGTTGTGTTCGCTGTATTTAAGGCATTTACTGCACTTGCTGCAGCCTGTGACGCAGATGATGAAGCGGCAGACGCAATGGCCCCCGCTTTAGCAGAAGAAGCAGCCGCACTCGTTGCAGTACTTCCGGCATCATCTGCCGTCTTCTTAGCATTATCTGCTTCAGCTTTTGCAACTGCAGCATTCACCTTTGCAGCTATTGCCTCAGTATCATCTGTAGGTGGAGCACTGTTATTACCCGTAATCCACGCATTTCCTCCTGCTACCCTCACTCTTACTAAGTCACCTGCAGCGGCATCAATAGAAAGAGATACCGGCGTTTCGTCAATTCCTCCCGGAATATGAACCCAAGCTGTGCTGCCTTCCACACGTTTTACCGTTGCGACAGTATCATATGGATCGGTGCCAGTATTTGTACTTTTCATTGCTGTAATAAAATCATTTTGTACTTTCAAGTTTTTCACAGTCATACTGCTGTCACCTCCTCCGTTACCTTTGCACCAAACCCAAGGTTGATGCTCTGGGTGCTTATCCTAAATAGGCCGTCTATCATATTGTCTGGATAATGGATCCGAACAATATCTCCTGCAGTAACGGAAGGATCAAACCTTCTGTCGTATGATATCTTTCTTCCTGGAGACTGTTCTTCTTTAAGCCTTCTCTTGGCATAATCCGCCAGTGTTTCTCCAGAGTTAAGATCACAGTCTGTTTCTTCCATCCAGATCTCTCTTCCTCTTGCTGATACAGAGAACCTGCTTTCTGGATCCTCATCCCTAGCGACCGCAATACTATCATCCATAACTGCCCTGAAGATGTTAGGACATGAATACCAATCCGAAGTATCTGTTACCTGCATCTGCAGGCTGTCATTTCTGGTTGCATCAAACACTGCACTTGCCTCGCTTGCCTTTGTCATTATGCCTATCCTTCCATCCCCGCTTACCCTTATTCTCCAGCCTATTGCTGATATTATTTTTTCTGCCATTGAAAGATTCGTTTCATTATCTTCAGCAATAATTGACTGTGAAAGAAGAGGCGAGTTTTCTTCATATGCAACAGGCGCAGGTCCTGATTTAAGAAGACTGGATGCGAGAGCTGCACCATCTATTCCCTCTGGAGCATACCAGCCTCGCTGCATCAAAATATCTGAAGCCGGTTTTAGAACTGAGAAGCACTCAACTGAGTACGACTCGCGGCTTCCGTTTATACTGCGTTCCGGCGCCGTAGTAAGACCTGTAAATAGAGGGACATGCATAGGTTCGCTGCCCTCCTGCCTTGCGTCAAGCCAGATTCTTATCCAAACCTCACCATCACCAGGAATCTTTCTCATATCTATATCAGCTGACTCCATAAGATTGTCTGTTGTTTTATCGATGCTCCCTCCGGTCATATCAAGAAATGAAATGTCACGCCATGAAGCAGGATCGACTATGCTTATTTCATATCTGGCCGAAAAGCCGTTACTCCATATCATTTATGCCTCCTCCGTTTTCTGCATGGCATTCCATTCCTCAAGGCTCATACCATCAAAATCTTCCGATTCCACTCTCTTTATATCAAGTGAGAAACTAACTACAGGCGAGTTATATTCCCGTCCCTCCGAAACCTCAATATCTGCTGCAAAGCTGCTTCCATCTGGCGTCCTTACGTGGCATATCCCCGGAAAAACTGAAAGCGCTCTCATCTTCCTTATTACCTGCGCATCACGAGTTAATATGCTATCTGTAGATGCGGAAAGATCGCGAGTCACTCCCGCATTCCAGTCACCTTCAATGCTCCCGCCAAGATACCTAGTTCTTTCAAAATCCTTATCCCATGAGTTATCAAGTTTTACGTTATACGGGAGATTAATGCGTTCCCCGTCAAAATCTATAACTATGCTTTTAACATAAAGGACGTCACCTGATTCATCATCCGTATCAACCCAAGCCGGGATATTATCCGAAGTTATATAGTCATCGTTTGCTGTTCTTAAAACTATCCGATGCCCACAAGAATCGCCAAATGCTGGATATGGATCCACATAGGATGTTCCAAATACGCCGCCAGAAATAATAATCTCCGGAGCATCGGAAGAGAGTCTGTAAATGTCACAAACATCGCCTTCTTCAGATGTATCCGGTGCTCCTGGCGTTATAGTAACGCTTAACGTTTCTTTATCTGCTGCTGCGACTGCTGATGGCATCCCTGCCTGATGGTTCCAGTGAACTTCAAACTCCTGTGATGCTGTATCATCCTGACCAAGTGAATCTTTTACTGTAGCTAGAAGTGTATACGCCGCCCCATCATCTAGTGATCCTATGAGCTCGTCCGCAATTACAGATATTTCTCCTTCTCCGCTAACTTCTGTAAGAACTACAGTTTCACCTTTAAATCCATCTCTTTCTGATTCGTCCGGGCGCTCCATGTGATAATCCTGCGCTCTTTCTATTGCTAGGATTGTCGTTCCTCCTATGCCGGCTCCAGTTATAGTGGCTGAAAACGGAAGGACCGTAAGCGACATGACTTTCCTTGTTATTCCTTCATCATCTGTAACTGTTATTTCCTCAAGACTTGATTTTGTTATTGATGCTATAAGGGGCTTCGCAACTGTAAGTGATGCCACCGGGCTCCATCCATCCGATGTCTTTCCTGAAGCAGACGTAACTCTGACGCATAGGTAATGTGTCGTACCAGATGTCCATCCCATTTCTTTCACAGATATTGTTATGCTCTTGGATGTCTTTGTATGAGCTATTACATTTCCGTATGTTATTCCATTTGCATCAATTGTTGCTTCACAGATCTCGCTATATGCCTGGCTCGTTCCGTCGCTTCCTGTATATACCCACGATGCTGTTATGCTTCCGTCTTCTGTAACAACGCTATCTGACAAAGTAAGAACAGGTACACTTGGGGCTGATGAAAGGCTAACAGACACAATCTCGCTCCAAGGTCCTGACGTTGCATTATCCCCGTTTCCTGAATTAAGACGAACGCGGACATACCATGTCACACCCGTATCAAGTCTTGATATATTCCATTTGCTGGCATGAAGCTGACTGATAGTATAAGTGCTAGGCTCTGATGTTGATTCCCATGCATCTTCGTGATTGGCCCAGCTTATTGTTGCACCGTCTGCCGCTTCCCATGTCCAGTCCCATGTTACGCAGATTGTTCCTTCTGTTTCTGAAGGCACAGCCATAACATTTGAAGGCGCCATTGGCACATTTCCACCGTTCCATGCTTCATCACTTTTTGCATTTGCATTAACAATATATGTGATCACGCCTCCCGGAAGTGTCACACTTTCATAGCTACCCTGAAATGCATATATGCCAAAGCTGTATGTTATATCTGAGGATAGCACCGGGCACTGAACTGTTAAGACCGTCTCGCCTTTTTTGATTATCCCAAGCGTATATGCAATTGATGGGTCTGATGATGATCTAAACATGACCGCAAGATTGCTATCCGGAACCTCGGAATTATTAGTAGCGGTGATCGTCGCCTTGTTTGTCTCGGTATCTACCTCCACACTTGTAAATGTCGGTGACTTCAGCATTCCTGCCATAACAAAAGCAGGAGTCCCATATGTCACCTGACTGTCATGCTCTGTATTAACACGCACAAAAAGGCACGTATCAATTCCAACTAGCTGATCTATAGAGAACCTGGCCATATCATTCCCGCTGGTATCCTTTGAAGTATTAGCATCCGTCCAGCTTGCATCATCTGAACATGAAAGGCCCGCTGCCGGTGTTGATATTGTCCATTGCACAGTCGTTTTATCAATAGGCGTCCTTGAATCACTCGGCGCGTCCCACTCTGCTATAACACTTAGTCCGCCCTCACTGTTTTTCTCTGCAGAAGCACTTATTATTGATGCAACGCTTGATGCAGAGTAAACATGTTTTGCATATGACCAGCCACTAGCTCCCTGAGGCCCGCGTGATCTTATGCGAAGCCATCTGGTATGCGATCCAACTGCGATTACCGCTGTATCTTCAGTGATCGTGCTTGATCCTGATGCTACGCCTGTTCCCGTAAGCCATCCTGCCTGTGCAGAATTCCACGTGAGTTTTGCTCCATCAGTTTCACTGCTTTCTGTAAGAATTGATTGATATTCGGTATTAGTAAATACCGGCGTATCACTGCTTGCTGTAGTAACTTCCCATGCAAATGTACCTACGTTGCTATAGTCTTCACTAAGAGAAAATGAAAGAGATGCTGCTTCTCTTGGAACCTTTATATCGAATGTCTTAGACGCCCAGGAACTCCATCCAAAGTTATCCTTCTTTGCTTTATCTTTATTTCCGCGAACTCTGAAACTTATATATGAAAGAGTCTTCTTTCCAGATGCAGGGTAATAGTCCCCTGCCGAAAGAGATACTGCTTTACTCGTTGTTGTACTTCCAATGCTTAGGCCCTTCCATTTTGCTTTATTTCCAGAACCGATCTTATATTGAAACTGCTGACCATCTCCATATGTTTCCCCTTTTTTCCATTTAAATGTGAAGACCATCCCGTTTCTTGTGATGGAAAGGCCAGTCGGCTTTTTACTTTTTTTCGTCTTTGCCATATTATCATCCCATCCTCATCTGACGCTTTAGACTCCTTGCAAACTCTGCGGCCCATGTTTCCGGGTCCTTTGCTCCGTTTACAGTCATTGAAATATTGAATACCTGCCCGGTTCCTGCGTCGAGAACAGCATCCCTGACATAGCCCTTTAATGTATCTATAGGAGCTACTGCCTCATATCCTGCTTCACCGCCTACAAGAAGATCGCTTCCGGACGTGCCAAAGGCTGTAGGCCTTTTTAGAATCCCGCCTTCTGCATACCATTTGATACCGAGTTTTGGTATCTTGCCCTTAAGAAGATCCTTGAACTTCCAGCTTGATGGAGTTATGCCAAAATGAGGAAGCGGAATATGCGGGAGCGATATCTTGAAATGAAAGAATCCTTTGATAGCATCAATAATCCTCTTTATTACGGATTTTGCTGCTTCGATAGGTCTTGTTATGGCATTCTTTATTCCATTCCAAACAGAAACCGTCACACTCTTTATGCCATTCCATATACTTGTCACAGCTGTCTTTATTGCGCGTACCGGTGTTAGCACTGCCGTCTTTATACCGTTCCATACAGTTTTGGCGACGCCTTTTATGCCATTAAACACTGTCTTTGTCACATTTTTGATTCCGTTCCACGCAGATGTTACTACCGTCTTTATAGCGTGTACTACCGTCATGATTATATTTTTGATACCATTCCAAACTGTTCTTACAAATGTTCTTATAGCGGTAAGCACCACTTTTATCACAGTAAAATATGCTTTGAAATATATTGAAATAACTGTTTTAATGCCATTCAGTATTTTCTTAAAAAACGATAAGATCCCATTCCATACCCCGGTTATGACATTCTTTATTGTGTTCATAACCGGTACTACGACGTTCTTTATAGCGGTAAATACACGCTGCGCTGTAGCTTTTATCTTGTCCCAGTTTTTGTATAAAAGCACTCCTACAACAACGGCTGCTGAAATGGCAGCTATAACTATACCAAGCGGGCTCGTAAGAAAGCCTATTGCCTTACCCATGATGCCAGCCATGCCTCCGAGCTTTGAAAAACCGGAAGCAAGGCTTGATCCTACTGTTATCATCTTCCCAATTCCACCGGCTATACTTCCTACGGCAAGTCCAACTTTGCTTATGCCAATAAGCAGAGGGCCTATTGCAGCTGCAATAAGCGCAACCTTAACTATTGCCTGCTGCATCCCAGGTGACAGCGTAAGCCACCACTTATTGAATGCCTGAAGTTTCTTATTCAAAGTATCAAGCATAGGTGCTAAAACTGACTGAAGTGACGAGAATATTTCTGCCCCCGTCACCTTCAGATTGTTAAATGCTACCTTTGCTTGATCTATTGGATCAAGGGTATCGGTAAAAGTCTTATCTACCGTAGAACCATAATCAGAAAGTTTCGTATCAAGCCCATCCAGTGATAGCCTTCCGCTTTTTGCCATATCAACAAAAGCATCTGCTCCACGCTTACCAAACACATCTATCGCGTTATTGTAATCTTCTGTAGTTACCTTTCCATCTGTAAGGCTCCCGATCATATCACGAAGTCCTTTGTTTACGTCGATCCCCTTGCTCTGAAATGTAGCCATACCTTTTTTCAATGCTGACATTGCAGTGTTAGAGTCAATACCTTGTGCTTCGAAATTACCTAATAGAGTTGCAGCGTTCTGGGCTGAAAGTCCCATATCACGAAAGGTTGCACCATTCTGCACAAGTGAATTCATAAGGTCATCGACCGATACACCGGTTTTCTGCGAAACGCTAGTGAACACTCCAAGAAGCGACCCTGCGTCTTTTGCTTTTAAACCAAATGCAGACATGACCATCTGCGTTCCCTGAACAGACTGCGTAACATCTGTGTTATTTATATCTGCAAATTTCACGAACTTGCTTGATAGCCCCTCTAATGACTTTCCTGTAAGATGAAATCTGGTGTTTACCTCGCCCACAGCATCGCCAGCAGACTGAAATGATGTCGGTATGCTCGTTGCTATGTTCTGCGCACTTTTCTGCATATCTTTTAGGGATTTCCCGGATGCACCCGTCTTTGTAACAACGGTATCCATCGCATCATCAACTTCACTCCATGCCTTTGCTGATGCAGCACCGGCAGCAGTTATAGGGACGGTGACGCCTTTTGTCATACCTTTTCCTACCGAACCTATCTTTGTACTTACACCTTTTATCTTGTTTCCGGCGCTTTCAAACCCTGAAGCAATCTTTTCAGTTTTTAAAGGAACGGATGCCAGTTTATCTAGTTCCTTTTGGAGCGCTTTTTCTTTTGACTCTGTGACTGCAATCTGGCGCTGAAGTTCATTATGCTTTTCAGCGGCTCCTTCTGTTCCGTTCTTCATCTCCTGGCTGACCTTCTCATCAGCCTGTTTTAGCATATTTAGCTTATCTTTAGTAGAACTTACTTCTTCACCCAGAAGTCTCTGTTTTTGTTTTATGAGATCGGTATTTCCTGGGTCCATCTTAAGCGCACGTTCTACTTCAGAAAGCTGACGCTGGACGGTCCTTGTTTCTTTCCCAACATCACGAAGGGCCTTATCGAGTTTTGTAGTATCACCGTTTATCTCTATGGTGATCCCTTTTATATTTCCAGCCATGACAAAGGCCCTCCTTTCTTAAAACATGTCAAAATCTTTCTGCACTGCTTTCCTTTCAGTTTCTTCATGTGGAAGGTTGATATTATTCCATTCGACTATGTAGTCAACCCACATGCCAAGCGTCATATTATGCGTATCCTCCATACGAAGTCCCCGCATCAAGCCCCCTGTGAGGATGCTTTCGAGGTTTGCTTCTTCTTCGGCACTGCCTTTGCCATCGCCTGAGACAGTGCCTTGTATTTTTTTGTGCTAATGCATGATTCTGCGATTGCTGGAACTATCTCAGTGAGCACTTCATCCAGCGGGAAGTTATCAAAAGCGTGATACCACACTGTCGGTTCATCGATGTCCTTATTCGCATTTCTTGCAAGCGCCCATATCATCTGCAGGCCCTCTGTTATATTAATTTCAGAAAGCACGTCCGTCAGCATATCAATATCAGCTGCTGTAAACTCCCCGCTGATGTTATCAAAAAGTGGAACAGCAGCTTTTATCGCTGGCATTATGATGTCCACAGGATCATTTCCAAACTGCGTCCTATAGATGAACATCCATGAAAGAGCCGTATCAAACTTTATCTCTTTATCCGATATCGTTATTGTTTTGATCATTGTCTTCCTCCTTATGAACTGGTACTTGTCTTAGCACTGGTGGTCGCTGCAGTTATGGTCGGTTCATATGGCGCAGCGCTGTACCATGCAGAATATGCTGCAGATGATGCATCAGCCACGCTTGCTTTGACGTAGTGATTGTCGAGTCTTGGCACCGCTGTTATAGCAATCTCCTGCGTATTAGGTTCGATCTTATCTTCCTTTGTGGAAGATCCGACGTCCGGCCTGCCTGCTGTACAGCGATAAAAAAGAACACGTTTTTTATTTACGTCGCCTTCAAATTCAAAAGCCATAGCAAACTCAGTACCTGTTACCATTGCATCCTCAAGGAAAACGCCCTTGGAATCTTTGACCTGATTAAGGACCTTCTCGGCAAAGTCATCTGGCATCTCTGCTATAGTAAGAGTTCCGCTATATCCGTTATTTGCCTCCGCTGTCCAGTAAAGAATGTTATCTGCATAGAATTTTGCAGTATCACCTTCTGCTGAAAGCTTCATTTCCTTTGCCCCCGGAACCGTTATAACAGTTCCGTATGTCGGCACTCCACTTGCATCGGTCGACGTGATTGGCCACACATGCACATTGGAAAGGCCGTATGTTATTTTATTAATATCTGACATTTAATCTGCCTCCATTTCAAATGAATAAAGCACTTCGTACAGCTTTTCGGAATCGATCCATGTTTCTGTTTTGTTCCAGTAGATCCTATGCTGCAGGAGTGCTTCTTCTATATTTTTTTCTGTTTCTATTTCTTTTTTATCTGTGTAAAGTTCAATGTATATGATTACTGCCTTGCTCCACACCATGTTGTCTGCTCCAAAGTTATCGCTTTCTGGAAAGTAATATACGAGAAAAGGCGGATCCGGTGACTCACCTTCTGCAAAGTGATCATATGCAAACGGAAGTCCTATCTCCTTTAAGATATCTGTTATTGTCATTTCAGATCACCCCTTATCCTTTTTTCAAGATCCTCCTCGCCTTTTTCTTCAGCTGGCCGGATATGTGGAATAGCTCTTACTTTACCGCCGCCCCTTTTTGCGTGGCCAAACTCAAGAAGATGCGCAAGCCGGTATCCATCTTTAGTGGCATGGACAGTATATGAAATGCTCGTATCCGTTTCATTTGTTTTCTTTGCTCTCCAGCTTCTCGCATATTTTCCGGTAGCACCGACTGGCGCATTCGCAGAGATATCTTTTTTGATTTCGTTTGCTGTATCCTTCACAGCCTTTTTTACAGTTACCGCGCTATCTTCAGCATATGCATTAAGTTCTGATTCGATTGCACTACTCATATCTTCAATTCTCATCTTTTCACCTTCTGACATCTGAATTTCAGTGACTGCTTTTTATTACTCATGTGGTCAATAGCAAGAATGTCATATATTTCAGCCTCGCACTCAATCCGGTAACTAAGCGTATCTACTTCTGCTACAGCACTGCAGTAGCGTACAGTAAATGAAATATCGCTATGATCGTTTGTCTGAGCTGCATTGAAAGTCTCACCTCCGCCTTCACCAGAAATCGTAGCAAAGCAAGAATAAAAGTCATCCCATGTATCAATATGGTTTCCTATCTCATCAACTACCACATGCTGTTTCTTAAATGTGATCTTTGTGTTTAGAAGCGCTATATCCATCAAAAGTCCTCCTTCCTGTCACCGAAAAGAAGTGCTCTAAGCGTCAGATTGAGATCCTGGCAGTCAGCCTCTTCCCGGTGTTCGTAAAAAAAGGCCGTTGTGTACATAACAGCAATGTCCGCATTTTCTAGAACATCGAATGTTTCTTCATCATCAATCCTTGCAATGTCCATGCACCGCTTTTTTGATGATGATATGAGACCTGTTATGAGATCGTCATCATCAGAGAAATCGACCCTGAGATAATTCTTCATCTGTTCTAAGCTGACCGCCATAATATCTCACCTCCTAAATTACGCTGTCTTGAGTTTAAGAAGCTGAACAGCTTCAGGAAGCACGAGTTTGCCGTCAACACGCTCTTTTGCAACGTATCCGACCATACCGTTTCCTGCGAAAAGTTCCCTAAGTTCCTGCACGCTTCTTACTCCGCGATCACCGATGTTATAATAGCTGTAATCACCAAACGCTATACCGTCAGCCGGTGCAAACGCAGAGGTGTAAACGGAATATCCGCACAGCCTATCTGGTTCTCCTGCCTGATATGAAGGCTGCCAAATATATGCGTTATTGTTGTCCTTAAGTTTTCTTAAAGAAGCAAGCGTCGCATCATTCAAAATGAACGCTGCACTCTTCCTATATGGACGTTTGAGTGCATATACAAGGTCCAGAATGTCATCGCTCTTTATTGCAGCAGTAAGTGTAGCAGCAGTCGTGCCCCCTCCTGTAGCTGCAAAGATACCTGTCGGTTTTCCAGTCCCATTCCCATTAAGGAATGCATCTTCTTCAGCATTTCCTATAGCTTTTCCGAACTGATCGATTATGTAATTATCAAGTCCAAAGGCATTATCATAAAGCAGCTCTTCAGTGACTTTTATGGCCACATGGAGCTTATGTGCATCAAGCACGATCTGATCAAAAGTTGCATCTCCAAATGTGAGTGCGGCGCCTTCCTCAATCCATGATGCAGCAGGCTTTGTTCCTGCTATATTGATTTTGTGCTCTCCAGATGTTGTAATAGTTGTTGCAAGATTTCTGAAGATGTTCTCTTCTGAAAGCACATCTATGAGACGTGAATCCCATTCCTCCGGTACAAGGTACCCGCCATTAGCATCTGTTCCTTCTTCAAGAACATCGCTGATCTGATGAAATCCGGTACGCATTGCAGTAAGAAGCGCCTTGGCATATGCCTTTGATGCGCGGCCTGTTTTTTCTTCCTCACCAGCAGCTGCACCCGGTTTTCCTATAATCGGAATGTTTACTGGCTGCGACAATTTTGCATCCAGCTTTTCAGCCCTGTCCATACGCTCGATCTCTCTTCCAAGATCCTGTATCTCATCTTCCATTTTTGTATAAGCTGCATCGTCTTCTGCAGTAAGTGTTCCGTTCTCCTGGCGATGTTCCTCCAGAAATGCTTTTGCCATTTCCCATTTGTCACACCTCAGTTTTCTAAGTTCATTGATAGTCATATTCGTTTCCTCCTATATGATTGATTTTAATAATTCAAGACGCGAGAGCAGCTCATCTGCCGAGCGTCCTGTTTCAGATTTCTTGGTTTTAACTTCATTTTTATCGCCGCTATCCTTTAGCTGCTTGGCTATCTTATCCGTAAGGCAGTTTGTAACTGCGCGCCTTGAAAAAAGCATTGCTTCAGGCGCCAGGCTTTCTGGCAGTGGCTCACTCTCCCTTTTAAGGATCTCGTCTGCAAATCCAAGCTCTACTGCCTTGTTTGCATCCATCCACGTCTCTGCATCCATAAGGTGTGAGATCTTTGCACGGGAAAGGCCAGTTCTTATCTCATATGCATTGATGATGGATTCCTTGACTTCAGAAAGCATATCTATGGCTTTTTGCATCTCACCCGTATCACCGATTGCTACGGTAAGAGGGTTATGAATCATAAGCATCGACACCGGTGACATATATACGCTGGTTCCTGCCATAGCAATAACCGATGCTGCTGATGCCGCAATGCCGTCGATCTTTACTACAACCGCACCGCTATAGTCCATCAGCATGTTATATATCTGAGCTGCTGCTATACAGTCACCACCCGGTGAATTTATCCAGACAACGATATCTCCTTCACCCGACATAAGTTCCTCTTTAAAAAGAGCCGGTGTGACATCGTCGTCAAACCAGCTCTCTTCTGCAATAGTTCCGTTTAAAAAAAGTGTTCTTTCACTAGAGATATCGTCCTTGCTCCAGTTCCAGAACTTAAGTTTCCTGTTCACTTGTTGTTTCCTCCTTTCCTACCGATGCTGCAAATATTCCAGCATCCTTTAACTTTGTCATATTGCCATTAATCAGATACAGATCACCGCCTTCCTCCGCCGGTATGCGGTCCTGGTTCTCCAGGCTTCGGATATCATTTGCAGACATCCATCCATTCTGCCTTGCTACTGCGTACCCGTTCATTCGTGATTGATAGTCTCCACGAAGGAGTCCGTCAACATTAAATTTCACGAAGTACTTATTCTTTTCCTCTCTCATAAGCAGCGCCCTATCCATTGCCTGCTCCCACCTGCAGACCCAAGGGTCCAAGGTGTAGGTTACAAACTCCAGACTCTGCTGCTCTATATTTGAAAAGCTCGACTTATCAAGATCACCTACCATGTGAGGCGGGATCCTGAATATCCTTGCTATTTCATCTATTTGAAACTTCCTCGTTTCGAGGAATTGTGCCTGCTCCGGGGATATAGATATTGGAGTGTATTTCATTCCTTCCTCAAGCACTGCTATCTTATTAGCATTCCCGGATCCGCCAAAGGTTGAGTTCCAGCTTTCTCTCACTCGCTCTGGATCCTTTATGACACCGGGATGTTCTAAGACGCCGCCTGGAGCAGCTCCATTTGCGAAAAACTTCGCTCCATACTCTTCACATGCAATAGACATTCCGATAGCGTTCTTGGCCATTGCAATAGGTGAATATCCGACAAGACCATCAAACCCTAGGCCCGGAATATGAAGTATGTCATATGGGCTTAGTGTTACAATGCTGCCTTTCATGGTCGGAGCATCAGAATCGCTTTTAAGATACTGATAATATAGCTGGCCATTTTCATCCCTGTCGACTGTCATCCTATTTGCCATAAGAGGATATAGCGCTATTACTTCTCCGCGTCCGTTTCTTATTATCTGCGCATACGCATTTCCCCAAAGGAGTAGGTGCGTCATGAGAGTTTCCCTAAATACGAAACTAGTCATCTCTGGATTCGGTTCATTATGTAGCAGGAAATACAGCGGATGGTCCGTTGCCTTTTCTCTGCTGCCATCATCTTCAAACATATACAGATGCAGTGGCAGTCCTGCTATTGCTTCTGAAAGTACCCGGACGCATGAATGCACTGCGGTCATCTGCATTGCTGATCTTTCTGTTACGGTTTTCCCGCTTGTGCTTCCTCCCATAAAGAACCTATATCCGCTTCCGGATGTCCGGTTCTGTGGTTTATCCCTTGATCTGAACAATCTACTGAATATATTCATTTTGTTTACCTCCTATTTTTGCGTATGAAAAAAGCACCTCCGAAGAGATGCCTTCTTATCATTTTTTTATAAACTGCTACTATTAGACTTGTATGGCAATAACTATATCTGAAGTCACATCGTTACAAATCACCTTTGTATTCAAAGCTCTTTAGTGCCTTGCATATTTAAATTTCTGCCTAGCCGATAGTACGCCCCTACTTAATACATTTTTATTATTTTTATAAAATCTATTTACATTAGTCAAAAAATCATCATCCAGCGCATCAATAGTTTTCAAGGAATCAAAAGAAATAGATGATCCATCAAAAACGCCTTCCACAAAGCGATTAAAGCTTTCTCCATTTGATAAAAGTAAATCAAATACAATAGCTTTCTTTTCTTGCCTATCACCTATATGTTGGCGTAACTCTTTAGAAATAACATCAATTTCATCAAGAGGATTAACATAAGAACTAGAATATACAATAGCAGCATATCTGTTATTGCTATTTGCACAATATACAATATTATAGTTTTTCATGTTTCACCTCCTAATTATCCTTTTATAACTTTATACCCTTCATATACTGATTTTATCATATTAATTATTTCATGAAAAAGATCATTTGCCACTTCACGTTCTTCAATAATCGACGTATAAAAATCATTTGCTGCAGCATGTGAATATGGATGCCTTTTACTCCTGTAGAACGAATACATTCTATTTAGTAATTGTTCTTCTTGCTCGCTTCCCGTTTTATCGATTAGTTCATATCGTACTCCAGTTTCATCACAAGTAAAAAACTTTCCTGGTTGATCTTTCCCACCACAGTCAAATCCAAATTCTAAAAGGATTTTTTTCATAAACCCCTCATACGCACGTAAGGCCGGTACGACAAGACATGAGTAGTCACCTAATTCCATATCTATTCTTGCAAAAACAAAAGAACTCGATAATATTGCTATTTGCGTTAGGGAAAGATAACTATATAATTTTTCTCCCAATACAGATTTCATTTCTTCAATTATTTCATTTTTTTCTACAGGTACATTGCAATACTGTATTTGCGCATCTAATACATCGCTCTTGTCAATGCCAACGTCTGCCACCATACCAACTATTTCGTTAAAAAGGAAAAGTGGTTTCCCCTGTAAAAACATCCTAGACGTTGATGGGAAAAATTTAATAGCAACAGAATCTCCCTCAAGGCCCTTATACTTATACATATAGTATTGTTGCTTACCGGCCTCCAATTGAGTGGATTCGTTTATGCATTGAGCATCATCGCCTTCATTCAACAATTCAATAATAGTATCAAAATCGTCTTTCTCTATTATTATCGAAAATCCATTTGCAAATGGTGAGTCTTTTATAGGGTTTTTAGATCTGCTTAGTATATAATCTGCGATTTGGCATGAAATGTCCTGGTATCGCCCTACCTTCGGAGATATGGTTAACAATCCACCATTACATTTTATAAAATGTAACTTGATGTCTTTTCCATCATTCTTAATGTCAAACTGCAATCTTCCATTTGTATCTTCTCCTGAAATATCACATGAACCATCTAAATTGTTTTCACACCATAAACCAATCCATTCAGGAATCTTATCCTCAGGAATTGATAACTTAGAATACTTATTTGCCACTTGTCCCTCCTAATTTGTACCTTATAGTGTATCATATGAACTGTAAAGTGGCAATAATATTATTTTGTATCACTTTTTTTATAATACTCTTCCCAGAACTTTTCTTCATTTGTTCCTACGCCTTCCGGAACTTGAAATTCACACTGCCCTAGTTCTTGAAAATTTACTATTTCTTTAAGTTCAGCAAAGGCAAGACGATGAGCAGCTTTTGAAAAGGAAATATCATTGTAATCTATTTCAATTATCTTTACTTCAATTTCATATCCCTCATTAAGGTATTGATTGATTTTTAAAGGTACCAACTTCGAGAAATTATTATGCAAATACATGTAGATATGACCACTGCTAGATCCCAACAATCTGTATGCCACATCCGTTGATTTCCCTACATAGAAACAATATTTTTCATCATCTTTAACTTTAAAAAACTCATATATTCCAACAATATTTTTATCATCGCATATGGTATCAGGGATGTGTATACCACGCTCCTCTGCTTCATTTTTCTTTTCTTTTAATGTTTGTGCCATCCTATACTCCTTAAATCATGTGCTATATTCATATCTTACTCTAGCTTAGTACAGCCTTTTTCATTTCTTTTTCCCCAAGGCAAATCTCTATTGCTATTGCCATGGTTGCATACAGATCACCCTTGTCGCCACCCAGGGCTTCAATCGCTTCCTGGATATCTTTTTTATCCCAACCCTGGCATCCTTTTTCCTTGAGATATTTTTCAATAGCACATACCGCTATACTTTCATGTTCTTTATAAGTAAACATCGCTGCACTCTCCTCGCTTAAATTCTTGTTAAAGTAGTATATCACATCCAGAATATTCAATCTATAATATCCCTTATATTCGAAATAATGAATCTTTCCCCTTACAAAACTATCAGGCCGCGTTCGTCATAAACGCTTGATTGATTACCTTCATGCCTGATGCATCGGTCTAGGCCCATAATAGTTGCAACGATGCCATCTATTTTTTCTACGGATCGTTCTTTATCTGGTTTGATGTTCCCTGCCGGATCCTGCCGCATAACCACATTCCCAGCCATCCACTTCAGCACCGGATTTCCACCATGAACAATGCTGCCCTCCATAAGGAGTTTATACAGTTCCTTGCTTGGAGGACTCATATCTTTAAAGCCCTGTCCAAAGGGCACCATAATAAAACCTTCATCTTCAAGATTCTGTACCATCTGAGTTGCATTCCATCTATCGTAGGCGATTTCCAAAATATGATATTTCGTTCCCAGATCTTCAATAAAAGCCTCTATAAATCCATAATGAATCACGTTACCTTCTGTAGTATTGATATAGCCCTGCCGTTTCCATACGTCATATAATACATGATCTCGGCGGCACCTCAATTCCAGCGTATCTTCTGGTAGCCAGAAAAAAGGAAGCACCATATACTTTTCATCACTATCCCTCGGTGGAAACACCAATGCTAATGCCGTAATATCCGAAGTGCTCGAAAGATCCAAACCGGCATAACATTCACGTCCCAATAGAGCCTCCATGTCAATATCTTCATTACCGCGATTATATATATGCTCTGGGATCCATGCGACTGAAGAACTAGTCCAGATATTAAGCCTAAGCTGCTTGAACACATTTTCTTCAGCCGGATTATCAAGTGCATCTTTATATGCTTCCCTCACCCTATCAATTCCAATAGTATGTCCAAGTGACGGATTGGCCTTATACCAGTTTGCTTCATCATTCCAATCCTCATCTTCCGTAAGACCATATACTACCGGATAGAATGTTGGATCATTCTTTTTACCTGCTTTGATATCAAGTGATTTGCTATGGAGCTCATAACAAATGCTCTGTTTATCCGTTCCTGCCGTAGTAATTATAAAAAACAGTGGTTGCTCTCTTGCATCGCCGGATCCCTTGGTAAGGACATCATATAGCTTTCTGTTTGGCTGAGCGTGAATCTCATCAAACACAAGGCCTGAAACGTTAAGGCCATGCTTAGTCCCGGTCTCAGCCGAAAGCACCTGGTAAAACCCTGAATTCCTATAATTTACTATTCTCTTCCCTGCTGTCATGATTTTGGATCTTCGAAGTAGCGCCGGGCTCATCTCAACCATTTGCCTAGCTACATCGAACACAATAGATGCCTGACTTCTATCACAAGCTGCACCATATACTTCAGCACTGGCTTCACCATCTGCATAAAGAAGGTATAGCGCTATTGCCGCTGCTAGCTCACTTTTCCCTTGTTTCTTCGGCACCTCAATGTATGCTGTAAGGAACTGTCTCTTATCGTCTTTTCTAACAATACCAAATAGATCTCTTACAATTTGTTCTTGCCAGGGAAGAAGAATAAATTTCTCTCCTGCCCATCTACCTTTTGTATGACAGAGGTTCTGTATAAAGTTAACTGCCCTGTCCGCCTTTCTTTCATCATAGTGCGATGTTGATAGCATGAAAGCCGATGGAAAATATTCAAATGCCATATCTACCTGCCTCCCAGAAGTGCTTCCATATCATCTCCCGGCTCTGAATCCTGTCCATCGCCTGTAATTCTCGATCTTGCTGATGGTGTCAATCCAAACTGCTCACAAAACTTTAGCATAATTTTTAAATTTGTCTGTGCGATGGACACCTGTGGTACCTGCTGGAGATATCCATTCGGTGTACGAACAATAGTGCCATGCTGCGTTAAAAACTCTTCTGCTTCCTTCCATCTTGCAAAAGCCTGACAATATCCTGCAAACGCAGCCATATCCATATCTGTGAGTAGCCCCATCTGCTCCAGGACTTTCCCCATCCTTTTCCATTCTTTCTTTGCCTCATCCTCAAGCCATGAAGGACAGCGAGGTGCTTTCTTATCTGGCCTTGGCTCATTTTTATTTAAAGTTCTTTTCCCCGGATTTCCTTCGAGAACTTTTAATTCTGTTGGCTTTGGCTTTCTTCCTCTCTGTGCCATTTGCATCTCCCTCCTTCCAATAAATTCACAATAAAAAAAGACCCTTTTGGCCTTAATATATTTCTACGAGAGAAAGAGCCTTTCGGCCCATTCTCATCTTTAATTTTCGTTTTAGTTATAATTCTCAAGAAGAATATAAAGTGCTATCTTTGCTTCTTCCGTTTTTGGCTCTTCATCCCATCCGCGATCGTAGTTGCAGACCACCTCGCCATTAATCCTGATTTGAAGTTTGCTAATTTTTCCTCCGTTGATTCCATAATTACTCGGCTCGTCGTATACTTTCGCATTATACTTTGCCACCGTCATTTTGTTTTTGTCTTTTGCATCTGGGATACCTATTGAACCCTCTTTCCAAAGACGTCTTGATTCTTCATTTGTCATATTCTTTTCCTCCAGCCTTACGCGTGCTATTTCCAAATGTATCCGAACCGGTTTTTTAATTCTTCAATATCCATCTTGCAGGCTCTTACCCAAAACTCGCTCTCATCATCCGGATCGATGCCTCTATCTCTGATTTCCGCTTCCGCTTCTTCAATCCGTTCTATGATTGGCCTTGCTTCTTCATTGTTGAGAATGTCTGCAAAAGTCATTTCTTTTTCCACCGGCCTAAAGCCGTCGCCTATAAGGTTATGTACTAGCCTTTCAAGTTCATCTGGGTCTTCGCAGCATACTGTGCCTGCGCTGTTAATGGTAAAGTCCCCAACGATGCATCTGGATGCTTTGCGTTCCGGCATCTCCCCGGCTATGTCTGAAATGGCGTTTATAAGGTTTGTTCTCTCCTTGCCCTTCAAGTTGAATCTTGCTTTTTTCATTGTGTTTTCCTCCTTGCTTTATATGTGCTTTTCTTTTGGTATGTACATATATCACTCTAAGCGCGTATAATAGCAAGTCATTTCTTCATATTCTCAATGTATTTATCCCCATACATAATGAAGGCGGCATACTCATCTTTATGGTCCTCAATAAAACATACCAGCTCGTTCAGATTGCGTTCAAAAGCAAGGCGCTGCACCATTACCGAATCAAACATGTTTGTAAGGCCGGTACTTCTGATTTCAAGAATCTGTTCTCTCGCCTTGTCTGTCATCGCAGGTATACGTTTACAAATATCTTCGCCATAAACAATATTTAGCCCTGAACCGTTATCCCAGTCAACCATAATGGAGCCGGTATCATCAACACCTGTTACGGTGCCTTTAGTCCCTTCAGGTGGTGCCTGCTCATCATCCATTCTTATAAGTTCCACTCTGCACCCGGAAGGATAGTTTTTTCGTATATCATTTACGATTTCTTTGGCTGGAAACATTATACGTCCCTCCCTTCAGAAGCACTATTTCTTTTTGCTTTCATTTCTGCCTTGAACTTTTCCGCTGCTTCCTCTGTCCTAAATGCAGCATATCCCGTAAGGCCCTTCATAAGAGCATTCCTGCTCTCTTTGTTTGCAGCGCCTCCGAAACCAAGTTGTACTAGCCATATTCTGAAATAGTATTTTTCATTTTCAGGCGTATGTCTTTCTGGTCTAATCCGTTTTGCTTCTTTTACCTTTTCAATCATTCGTGATGCAAGTTCGGTGAATGCCTTGTTCTTTTTTGGCAGCGCGCTACGCATAAAAGTAAATGTCACTGCATCATCCACAAATGCAATCCCTGTAACCCCACCTGCCGCTTCAATTTCGCTTAAGACCTCGGTTTTACTTTCAGTGGGATCGTTCTTCAAAACTTCAATAACAGCGTCGCTAACGTCAAAACAATCGCTGCTGGCTGCCTTATTTAGAAGATACTGCCTGCTTGCAATCATGAATACTAGATTGCGTATATTTGTTCCAGTAAAATCTTCTGCCGGGACTGTGATTTTAAGCTCCAGTTCTTCCTCCTCGGCATAGCCATTTGCAATAAGAAAGGCTCTAAGCTCATTCTCATTTTCATCATCTTCTGATGTGATAGTTCCATCTCTGTTAATCACAACGTTTCCGACGGAGTATGCAAATCCCGGTGCACCCGAGTACTTTGCCTCCTCGCCCATCAATTCTGCGATGGCATTTACCATCTGTTTTCTGTTTTCAGTGTTTGTTGTTATTCGCATCTTATGTGCCTCCTTTTCTTTTGGTAGTACATCTATCACTCTACGGGGCGCACAAGTCAAGCATTATATGCATATATTATTCTTCAATTTTCACGTCGGCATATGCCAGCTTTTCATCTCCACGAATAACAAAAACATCATCCTTTCCGGTAGCCTCCATATACCTGCTAACAATAACATTCATGAACTTTTCATCCATTTCTGCGCCGTAGCATATTCTTCCCGTCTCTTCACAAGCAATCAGTGTAGAGCCGGATCCAAGGAACGGATCCAGCACAATGCAATTGCTCATCGACGAGTTCTGAATCGGATATGCCATCAGTGCGATAGGCTTCATTGTTGGATGTTCCTTTGATGCCTTTGGCCTATCATATTCCCATATTGTTGTTTGCTTCCTGTCTGAATACCACTGATGTTTTCCTTTGATTTTCCATCCAAAAAGGCAAGGTTCATGCTGCCATTGATATGGCGATCTCCCAAGGACCAGCGCATTCTTCTTCCATATGCAGCAACCTGATAGATAGAACCCTGCATCAGTAAAAGCACGCCGGAACGTAAGTCCCTGCGTGTCAGCGTGAAAAACATATATAGATGCATCGTGCTCCATGCATTGCTCCATATTTACAAAAGCTGCAAAGAGAAAATTGTAAAAATCTTTATCAGACATGTTATCGTTTTGAATCTTACCGGCAGTTTCTTCAACATCAACGTTATATGGAGGATCGGTAACAACAAGATTTGCTTTCTTTCCGTCCATTATCTTCGTATAGGTTTCTGGTAATGTAGAATCTCCGCATATCACCCTATGACTTCCTATGAGCCATAGGTCACCCCGCTTTGCCTTCGTCGGTTTTCTTAGCTCCGCATCCACATCGAAGTCATCTTCCTTAATATCTTTGTTATGAATCTTTGAAAATAGCTGTTCCACCTCTGGCGGCTCGAACCCTGTCAGATCTATATTGAAATCTTCCTTTTGCAGGTCCACAAGCAGATCTGCAAGAAGTTCTTCATTCCATGCGCCAGTGATTTTATTTAGCGCAACGTTGAGGGCCTTAATTTTACTCTCGTCTTCAATATGCACCATGACACAATCCACCTCAGTATACCCGAGATCTTTAAGAACCGTTATCCTTTGATGCCCGCCAATTACTGTCATGTCATAATTCACTATAATTGGTTCTACATAGCCAAACTCCTGGATAGAGTTCTTGATTTTCTCATATTCGCTATCTCCAGCCTTTAGCTTCTTCCTCGGATTATATGAAGCTGGTTTAAGATCATCTATCGCAAGTTTTTTCCATTCCATCGCGCTACTCATTTTCTTCCTCCGTTTTTTGTACTCCCATTCCTTCATCATCAGAATTTGAAAGGAATCTATCTTTCACATAACAGCTATGCGAACAATACTTTCTGTTTTTATTTCCATATGACAAAAAGGTCCTGCCGCAATGAACGCAAGTAAGTTCATAGTATGCAGAATCGCTCCTCTTAATCCTATCTGGATGTTCAGCCCACCATTTTCTTCTGCATTCGTCTGAACAGAACTTCCTTCTTCTTCCTGTCGCTGCTTGCGATAATTCTTTTCCGCAATAGAGACAGACCTTTCCCATATCCATCTGTTCCTTTACATTCAATACAAGGGCATTCCCATATCCGCTCAGGCCATGTGATTTACAATAATTCCTGACAATATCACGCGAAAGCCCAAGTGCGGATGCAATAACTCTATATCCTTCTCCCTTGAGCCGGAGATCTCTGATTGCAGATGCCTGTTCATCTGTCATTTCATCACCTTCTTCTGCTATTTTGTTGCAAAACAAAAAGCTGTAAATCATGCGCCTTCCGCATCGATCTGCAGCTATAAAAATCAACTATTTATCAAATCTCAATTATCAGCGCATTGCTTTTCTTGCACGACTATTCATCACTCTAGGGCTGTGATTAGTCAAGCAATATCAGCGCCGGACCGCGTTTCATTAATATTCCCATTTCACCGCTGTTATGAAATTTTCGTGAAAAAATCACAACTGCCCGGTATCCCCTCCCCGTTATTCTGCGAAAATGCACGTTTGAGGGGGCGCCGGTCTTCAGAAATATTTGCGGTAGAGATTTTGACCGCCCCTACCCGGCAGTCAATACTTATATTCAATGTCTCTGTCTTCTGTCATAGTCTTGCTATCATGACATGATTTACATAAACTCTGCCAATTGCTCCTATCCCAGAAGAGCTTCTGATCTCCTCGGTGTGGAACGATGTGGTCAACAACCGTTGCCTTAGTGTACTTTCCTTTGGCAAGGCATCGAGCGCAAAGCGGATGTGCTCTAAGATATGCTTTGCTTTCCTTTTGCCATCTCGATCCGTATCCTTTTTGCTTTGTGCTCTTCACGTCACCAATGTGAAGCGGAGCATGTTCATCGCAGTACTTCCTACCGTAGGGAACAAGCCTTGCGCATCCCGGATGCTTACATGGCGTGTCTGGTCTTCGCGGCATCGGCTTCCTCCTTTCTGCATATAAAAAGAACCAGCAGATCTCTCCGCCGGCCCATCATATTCTTTTGGTCAGTTTAATAATACCACAACCTTATTTACAAAACAGTACACTCTTAGTAAACCATCTTAGCGTAACCTATCCCCATCTTTCTTTTTTATTTTGGTATGGGAAGTCAATCACATTATCGGGCTTATTAGCAACAATCTGCCTCTCATGCGTAGGTGTTGTTATTCTACTTGCTTTCGTCTCTTTCCTAACCAGCGATGCAACAAACGGAATAGCATATTCGGTGATCCCACGTTTTACCAGGGGCAGACCAACATCAGTAATAAAATCCTCCACGATTTGAACTCCAAGTCTTTGGAAATCCGACTTGTAATCATACCCTTTGTTCTCGCTATATTCTGGTTGATTGGGCCAGTAACTTCCTTTCGGTGAGCGTAGTCCGTTGTTAAAAACAGCTCTACCCTCTTTCCATGCATTATAATCTTCCTCTTCCATGGTAGCTCTCACAACTACCTTTCCATCTTCCGTAATTTCCATATTGATCCTCCGCATTAGTAATTACATTTTTTCACTTGACTAACTTCTATGCCAACATTATAATATATTTAATTTGAACTGTAAATAGATAGTTATTAATCTAATTTACTTATCAGGTAATATTGGAGGGCCACATGAACTACAATACTGAAGAAATAGGTAACGTTATTAAGTCAGAACGAGAAAAGAATAATATGACACAACAAAAGCTTTCGGATAAGCTGAATGTAACAAACAAACAAATATCAAATTATGAACATGGTAAGCTGACTCCCCCTATTGATATACTTTTAAATCTATGCCGCATATTTGATTGTGAGCTTGGTTACTTGCTTGGGGAAGATGACTATTCAAAAGGGACAAAACTTCAAACAGCAATTTGTGATAAAACAGGTCTATCCATAAATTCTATTGAGGCAATTACTGAACTATCCAAAGACCGCTGGCGTGGTGATAATTACATAACTGTTTTGAACCGTTTGCTATCCTCCGATGTGTTTCCCAAATTTATCGATGAACTATCGGAAGTTGATTCAACCACATCGGATTTTAATGACATAATGCCAAAATTAGAAAATAAGCTTGGAAAGGAAATGTTTAAGCATACCTTGGAAGCGTATTATGATCCACACATTGACTATGAGCATGATACAGAATTCCAGAATAACAATCCCAAGCTTTGTAATGCTATGTTTGAGCTAGATCAAAGCCTTACAAAGAAACACGATTTAGAATGCGCAATGGATATTTCACGCTACCATTTGAATAAAACGATGGAGGCCTTAATTGACAATATGTATCCAGAAAGTAAATAATATATTTACTAGTAGCATCTTTACGAAAGCATATACTCCACCATTTCATTCTCGTGATTTTCATATAGCACATCCAGCTCCCGGATCGCCTTTCTTCTGTATTTTGCAATCATGGTTCTGGAAACGTGATACATGCTGCAAAGACAATCCCAAGTACAATTATGTATAATCATGTCCGTCATAATATCTGGAAGGTCGCCAGAAAGTGCAGCTAGAGCTGATTCAAAGAAACGGATTTCTTCTGCAAGATCAAAATACTGCTTTTCAAGGTGCTCATACCAATCACTATTGATATGCTCCATTTTATCTTTATAGCTCACTGCTATCTTGCCGGTTTTATCTGAAGTGCCGCTGGTTTTGACCCTTTCTCCCTCCGGCTGTTTAAAGCACATAGAATCGATCATGTCCTCTTC